AGGATATATCTTTTCTTTGCTGTCCAGATACCACGATCAGCAATTGCTTCACGTTTCATAACCATTCTGTTTTCGATGCCACCCATGACTTTAAACAAATCAGCATAGCTTTCTTCAAGAACAGTTTCAAGCTTCTCTTTACAAACAGTATCGACAAATTCCAATGGATTCTTAGGACTAACAGCTTTAACAAGATCATCGAGTACTACGTAAACAGAATCTGTGTCGATAGCAATAACATAGTCTTTTTTGGTTTTAAGAATTTTATTCAGATATTCGTTGATAGCCTTTTCAGCCCAGCGAATAGTAAGCTGACCAGATAGAGTAATACCTTCAGCAATACGTTGATCAAAGAATCTAAAGTACTTGTTACCAAGTGCGCCATAAAGACTGTTTAGAAGAATCTTAATAGACATTTGTTGATTTTCTGCGATGTTAATATCGCGTTGAACTCGATACAATTCTTGCTTGTTATTTTTGTCAACCTTTTCAAGTTCTTTTTGGCCATTGATCATTGCGCGTTTGATTACAACGCGTTCACTGTACATTTCATCAATGATTTTTGGTAGGATGCCTTGTTCATCAGTAGTAAAGTACTGACCTGAAGCTGAAGCGCATTCATTGGTTTCAAGCTTAGGTTTAACATCACCACTTAAAAGACTATCAACAGTAACATTAGCAACTTTACCATTGATAATAGTTTCGGGAGACATGTTATTTTGCATAATGATTGATGGATACAGTGAGTTCAAATCAAAAGAAACAACCCATTCGTGCATTCCAACATGTGGATCTTTTACAAAGCCGCCTGGATATGGTGATTTAAACTTTTCTTCACCAAATGGAACGATGACGTTATTTGCATGTAGATTACGAAAGATAATAGAATCCCATATAGCAGTTGTACCCATAACATCACCATAGTTAACACCACCACGATAAGCCATAGTAAGAGCTAATGTAATAAGACCCATCTTATCTTCGAAGCGATCTACCAAGTCTACATCTTTAATGTTGTAGTCAATAAACTTTTGATGATCGTGAATGTAAAGAGTATGTAGGTTACCATGTTCTTCATAAGAAAGCTTACGTTCTCCAAGTACTACGTGAGCAATATTGTCAAGCTTATATGATTCTTGTGGACCATACGAGTAACCAAATTTACGAAATAGATCAAGGTAATCCATTTGAGCAATACCTTGAATTTCATAAGCGCACTGTTTACGCTGCATTGTATTGACATCACGACGATCGATTAAACGCCAGTGAGATAATCTACGAACAAACTCTTCGCCGTGGATTTTGATGATACGATTAACAAGGTATGGTATATCAAAGAATCGTGAATTCCAACCAGTAATAACATCTGGACATTGCGATGGTAAAGACCAATGCGCAATGAATTTTAATAGAAGTTCTGATTCGGTCATACACTTTTCATATACTACACGATTTTCTGTCATGTATGTATTTTCTACATCGTAATCTTTAAGACCCCAGACATAAAACGTGTTATCAATATTGTTTTTCATACAGATTGCTGTTACCTCATGAGCAGCTTCTTCTGGTTCAGGAAAACCAGCATCTGATTGTACTTCAATATCGATTGTTGTAACGTTAATAAGATTACGATCAAACTTAATATTGCCAGGAAAGGCTTCATTGATATAAGCAGGGATATGTTTATTGTTTCCATATATATGACGGCCAGCAGTGTGTTGATTAGCTGATAACCATTCTTTGGCTTCACGCATATCAGAAAATTTAATAGGCGCGACTTTTGTACCATCTAAGGCTTTATATGGAGTTTCCTTAGGAGTGTTAACATAAAATGTTGGTTGGTACTTGATCTTTGTTTGAATTTTTTTGCCATTGTTATAACCACGATAAAGAAGGTTATTGCCATAGCGAGAAACCGATGTATAAAATTTCATAGTGTAGAGATATCCGAATAATAAGTATATATTATATCATATTTTAGGTCAAATGTAAACGATTATTTTTAAAAAGTTAGGAGGGATTGCTCCCTCCCTTCTTAAGGCGTTAGTATGAACTCGCAGCCACCATCATAATAAATGGAGATATGCTTAGTATCCCAGCTATTAATAAAGTTGCTTCGAATCCAGATCTAATGCCGTGCTTGTGTTTACGTATGTAACCCATAGTCTGACTCCAGTAGATAGTTTATTACAACCCACTGAGTTTTCGCTGCTCACCGGATTTACTCGTTGAGTAAACCCTTCTTCTTTGATGTCCCAGTAGATCCGATTTCGATCTTCCGAGGACGCCTCTCTTCTGGAACTTCGACTCTGGCGTTAACCACAAGTATCCCATTCACAAGATCAGCCCCATCTATTACGACAAATTCTGAGAGCCGGAAGGACTTCTCAAATTTGCGGGATGATATACCTTTGTGTGCGTATTCACGTTCGTCATCAAATGATCTTTCGCCTTTTACTAATAGAATACCATCTTTTACTTCGATAGAGATATCGTCATTTGTAAAGCCCGCAACTGCTAATTCAATGATGAAATTTTCAGCATCGATTTTAACAACATTATGGGGTGGATAGTTATCTTGAGCTCTACCAGCAGTGTGTATTCTTTCAAGCTCGTTAAGTATTGGTTCAAAACCAATGAATAGTGAACGTGGTACGTTCATAGTACTTCTTACCATTTTATTTCTCCTCCTATGCATATAGCAAGGTATTATTTATGGACCCGATTATTCAGCATCCACATATATTTATACAAGCAATTTAGCTAGTTTAAATATTCTTTAGTAGTTTATTCCATACTTTTTGTATTCTACTTGATTTCATTAATTTGTGTAATTTTTTAAACATTGTATTCCTTTAATATGTTGGGTCTTTAGCTGGATAGCTAACTAACCCTAGTGTGTCTGGTATGTAATCTTCTGGAAAAAATGTTTCTGGAAAATCTACGTACTCTGGTTTATCTGTAACGCATTTATTATTTTCGAGTAATTCATCATACGTTTCTCCAAGTCTATTCATCCAATTTATCCTACCCCAGTCTTCGTTTTTCTGATTTTCAAAATCTACGGTGCCCTGTAATCTTTGATCATAAACATAAGTTGGATATATTTCGTGCAAATGTCTTAAATTTATATTACCTTGACTCCATTCGTATTTTAAATTTAAATACTGTACTGTATCTTCGCCAACAATAAGTTCTGGATCAAATCTAAAGTCACTGGTTGTTGCTCTTTTAGAATAAAATACAACTCTTAAATGCGGTTCCCAGTTATCGATATAATCATATGCAAAAGAATATATTTTATGTTGCGCAGCGTTAAGAGCTATTGAATACTCAGGCCCGTCTGGATGCATATTATCGATAGGTACTCCAGTTCCTGCAACTTGTCTTTCCCACCATTTTTTGCATTGTTTAAATGATCTAATAGCATAACTTGGTTTATAGTTTGGATCGAGGTCAGTGCCTTGAAATAGAGTTTTTGCAAAATATTCTGGAATCAAGCCTAATTGATATTCTAATGCTATTACATCTGGTGGTGATTCTGATTGAGCAATTTTATCATATAACCATATTCCATGAGGAGTGATAAAATCATCACCATCAACTAAAATCATGTAATCATTATCAGAAGCTTGGAATATATCTAGAACGCTATTTTTACCTGTTGATGGAGTTCCATCACTATACGTTATATGATAATCAATTCCTTCTGATATGGCCCAAGCTTCAGCATCAGCTAGATATTGAGAGTTTTTTTCTGCATGCTGATCACACCATATATTTGAATTAAAGACATACACAACATCTTCTTTTGGAATAGTATCTAAATGCCTTTTTGTAGTAAACATATTACTACTGCATAATACATAATATTTTAACTTAGCCATAAATTACTCAGTTGGTTTTACGGGCCACACTATTACAGATGGAAAGCCTTCTTGATTTGTAATATCTCTTAAACTTTGTCTGTATTCGGTGAACGCGTCTGATAGATCTCTATCCGTTAAAGCATTATTATCAGTTTGAGCTAATAGCTCGTCTCTTTTATTTCTAACAACGCTTGCTAGTTCTTCATCACTTAAATCTGTGACTGTAAAAATTCGAGTTCTTGTAGTTTCAGTTTCTTCCCAAGTTTCATTTAACTGTTGAGTATTAGGATCATAGTCAGGATAATCACCTACTACGACGTCTTTAAGAGTTCCTGTCCAACTTTCAGGAGTAAAAGCTACAGACGTAGTTTCTCTGTGATAAAATGATGCAGCTTCCGTTTGAGCATCTTTAGCCATGTTTACTATTTTTGCTTCAGATATATCGCCTTCATAATATCTTCTAGTGATATAATCTCTAAAGCCTTCTTCAACAAATTTAAATACAACCATTTTTTCTGTAGTATCGATACTACGTATTATATAATCTCTATACATTTTTTCTTTCCTATTAAGCCATTTTTATAGCTATTTGACCGGACAATGCGTTCAAAGGCCTGGCGTGTGATGCATTCTCTATCGCGCGGAAAATACTTGTTAAAGGCGTACTGCCAGCTATATCAAATCTCCAAAAGTATGCAAGAGACCCCTCATAATAACTACCAGCTATAGAACCAAATTCATTAGCGCTAGTTCTATATATCTCGTAGCTATAATTCGAAGCTGGAGTTCCGTTCGGCCAGTAATTATTTGTTAAGTCAGTTACTGGCAGAAAACCATAAACTGGCGTTTTATTATTATATCTAACCTTTATTGAGTTCCAACCAGAATTACCCGAGCCTCTTTTAACTATGTAAATCCGATTGACGTAGGTAGTACCGGCAATCATAGCTTGAATGTAAAAGCCTACAAGCTTTTGTCCTGTGGAAAAATATAAATTACGTGATATTGAACCAAACGCAGAAACCGAAGAACCACTTTCGCCAGTTGCGAATTGGAATAAACCGCCCTTATACGACTGAAAGCCTCTGCGGGCTTTGCCTGATTCATCTTGATCCCACGAACGAGCAAGACGAAGCGAAGCTGTGTCACCGCTTGCTCCAACCATATCATTATAGCTAATCTCTCCGCTATGAGGCGTTGGTAGCCAAGGGTCACCAAATGGATAATGAAAATCATCTAAATTTATTGCCTGGCCGGTTGGGCCGGTGCCGATAAACTCAGTATATATATCGTCCATGCCCATATTTGATTGCGTTAACGCCACTAATATTACTCCTTACTGCTATTTCCAATATTATACTTAGGACATAATTGCCATTCAGTTTTTTCTTTATATGGTATGACTTTAATTTGTCGTAATGGAGCTATATCTTTAGCTTGCTCTCCATCAACAAAAGTAACAAGACCCCAATCAGAAAGTAAAGTAGCAATCGTATTTCTACGTTGAATGTCATTTAATAGTAAATTAGAAGGCTTACCATCTAATAAAAATAATTCTTTAAAGTGTACAATAAAATATCTACCTTGCTTATGCAAGATATGACATGACTGATATAGCTTTTGATCTTTCCTAGAAGCTACTCCAATTCGAGTTAGTGTTTCTCTAATCTTTAAAAAATCATCTGGTTCGTTAAGAGTAATTTCCAGCATAGACACTGGAGTCCATTGGACTTCTATGTTATTTTCGTTTTCCACCTTTGTAAATCCTCGCTTTCAATTCGTTAATTTGATCATTGTTTAGTAATGACAATACGGATTTAGCCTTTTCATTGCTATACCCATAATATTCTTTTATCAATTCTAGGTTTTCTATATTCACAGGCTTTGCCCACTTTGAAAACCTTCGTTTTTTCTTAATTATATTTATAAGAAAATCGAATTGAAGACGATTGTCTATATGATGATTCAAATTCATTTCATTAGCAAAAAGAATGGTGTCAGGAAAATAAGATAATCCTCTGTTTACCATAAACGGTGTATACGCCTTTTCAGCAACATCGTCGACCATCAAATCCTTTTTGGACGTGTTTATAGCATTTAAGTATTCAAAAGGGTTCATTTAAATCGAACCCCAGCCATAACTTCAGTAAGACATGCAACTGTATTGAGTTCATGGTCAGCAACAAATGAATTCTTATATTGATAATCAGCCAAAATAAGTACCAGCTGTGGTACACTTTGCGGATCAATATAGTCATTCATATTATCATAAATTTTACGATAAATTGCTGCTGGTTCTGAATCAATATTATTTGAAACCCACTGTCTCATACCTTTAAAGTTTTTTTCTTTCAAATGAATCATAAGATCATTTAAAGAAACTTCAGATAAAGATACAAGAATGCCTGTATCAATAGTACCACTACTACCATAACGCTGAAGCTCATTAAGAACTTTACGCCAATCAGGCATGTGTTTCATAATTAATTCGGCAACTACCTTTTCGTCATAACTGATACCTTCATCCTTTAAGATTTTAGTACATCGTTTGAGAAACTGTCCACATAGTGGTGCTGCATCTTTTTTAGAAACGTTAAACTCGATTGTTGTACAACGAGAATGTAGTGGTTCAATGATACGATTTTTAAAATTACATGTAAGAATAAAGCGACAATTATTACTAAACTCTTCGATAAACCCACGTAATGCTGGTTGCGTCGATTGAGCATTTAAGTAATCTGCCTCATCCAAGATGACTACTTTGTAGCCACCTTGAAGAGAAACAGAAGACGCAAATTGCTTAATTTTATTACGCAATGTATCAATGCCAGACTCTTCAGATCCATTGATCAAGAGATAATCTAGTTCAAGTTCGTTACATAAAGCTTTCGCAACTGTAGTTTTACCTAGTCCGGCTGTGCCGGTAAGAAGCATATTGTGTAGGTCACCTCCTCTAACAATATCTTCAAAGGTTGATTTTATGTGTTTTGGTAAAATACAATCTTGAATTTTTTGTGGACGATATTTTTCAACCCAAAGAAACTCTGACATTAAAGTACCTCCCAACCAAGAACTGTAGAAACTCTAAACGAACGCCAAGCATCTTTATCAAGTGACCATACAGCCAAATGAGCAGATTCAGGACTAATTGATTCAATGCTTCCATTGACACCATTCGCTTCTAAAACAGCTGAGTTGAGAGAACAAGGCATGACTCTTACTTCATCTGAGTCAATTTTTTGAAAGGTTACTGTTACTGTACCTTTTTTTAACGCTTCGATTAAGCGTGAACATTCATTGCGATCCATAATATTTCCTTCATAATAAAATTAATAAAATGCGGAGGAGCTACCTCCGCGATAAGCTAGTTCGAACTTAAGCTTCTTCAGAGTCTTCAACGGGAAGATCGTCGCCTGCAGGCACTTCGCCTTCAGGTACTTCTTCGCCTTGAGCTGGAGCTGCTGCTTCAAGGAATTTTACAACCCTGTTTCTTACTCCGCCAACAGCTTCAAGCTCTTGGCCTTCAAAACCTCCACGTTTAGAACAAATATCAATAATTTGTACCATAGTAGAGATATCTTGTAGAGACAATTGAGGTGCCTCAGCTTCTTGTACGCCTTCTGGCGCTGTTACTTCTTCAGTCATTTTTTTCTCCTTTGCAAAGTAGACTAATTATGAGAGACCCACATAATGCGGCATCTTCTCTTATTATCCTCATATTATTATGAGAATTTTTTCTGTGCATAATTATTTATACACCGAAACTTGACGATTTCTCTAAAGCAATAAAATAATCCAAAGGATTATCTGCATTTCTCCAATTAGAGATTAGCTTAGATGAAATCGATACCTTATAATCACCTTGTAGCATTTTCAAATTAGAAATACTAAATACGTAATTAAAGATTTCATTGGATGTTGTACCTAGGTCAATATCAAATGTATTTGCTGTAGCATCTTTTTCGTTAAAGACAGAAGCTACTACACTATCGCCTTGGCTACTAAAACTTAGTTCTGAATGACCAAGAACTGCAGCTGCTTTTCGAATCTTATCCAGATTAGCAGATGAGATATCGAGAACAACTTCACATTCCGGCATGTTAATGTCTTTGGTTGGCTGAGTCAGAATATCGATTTCAGAATAGAAATACTTAATCTTTTGAGAACCATCTGACATAGTTAAAAATTTATCATCAAATTCAAGTTCAGGTTCATCCATAAGACTAAACAAAGACAAGAATTCATTGAGATCATATACACCAAACTCTACTGGAAAGTCTTCTAGAATTGAAGCTGTTGCCATAATGGTTTTAGCTTCAGAAAGAGTTTTGAGCTCTTTGCCTGGCTTGAATACCAGATTTGCGTTAATACCTGAAAAGTTTTTCAGGATGTTGATTGTTTCACTTGAGATTTTCATATTGTACCTTTATTGTTTAATAGTATATTATAACATAGTTTTGCCATAATGTAAACGTTTATTTCACTTATTTTTGCGGTCATGTTCATATAATGCTAAGAAACCATAATGGATAATTTTCATCAAGTCTTTACGATGATCTGAAGGATCTCCCTTCTTTCCGTAACGACCGTTATACTTATCAACGTTTCCTAAGAAGAAACCAATGCCATGACCACGGTCAATGATTACCTCTGATGATTGGAGGCCACCTTGTCCATAGTGACCACCATAAGTCTTATCAATATATTCGCTAAATTCAGATATAAGTTCATTTTCACGGAACTTATAATCGATTAGTTGTTTTTGTTTTGCCATATTAATCTTCTCCAAAAATTTCTTCATGAGTTGGTGCTACAGCTTCTGTTGCTTCAATTTCTTCTACACCAGCATCAACTTTACTGTATAAATCTAAAAACGCAGACTTTGTATCTTCGTCAAACCTTGCAATACATAGATCAATTGCTTTAGCTCTATTATTGAAAATAGAGTAGGTTTGAGCAATGTGGCAAAGTCTACGAGTCGAAATAACCTCATCGACACCTTCATCATAGAATGTCTTTCTAATAATGTCAGCCCATGTTACAAGTTTTTCAACAAAATCTGTATCATCAGCTCCAAACTTAGTCATGTGATTATTAAGAATTTTTGTTTCAATTGATGGTGATGGAAACTTCTGATCAATAGCAACAGTAAACCTTTCAAGAAAAGCTTCATCGATAATAGAAGCTGCTGTAAACCTACCGTCTTCAGAACCTTTACCCTTAGTATTAGCTGTTGCTATAACATTGAAGCCAGCTTTAGGAGTAATTGTTTCACCCGTTTTCTTAACGAGAACAGGCTTGCCTTCAAGTATACCTTGCAAGCACATAATTTTATTTGTAGCTCTATCGATTTCGTCCAACAATAAAATAGCACCGTTCTCCATCGCCTTAAGAACGGGCCCTTTAGAGAATACAGTTTCTCCATTAATAAGTCTAAACCCGCCAAGCAAGTCGTCTTCGTCTGTTTCAGGATTGATTTGTACACGTATAAACTCCCTATTAAGTTTTGAGCATGCCTGTTCTACCATAAAGGTTTTACCATTACCAGATAATCCAGAAACATAGACTGGATAAAACATTTCCGATTTAACCATTTTAACAATGTCGCCAAATGCTCCCCAAGGAACAAATGTAGGATCTGCTTTGGCAAATGATTTTTCTTCGTTAACAATTGATTGCATTTTTGCCTTTGGTGATATATCTATAACATTAGTTTCAACAGGTTGTAATAAAGCGCTTAGATCGTAAGTACCAATTTTAACTCTGTTTTCTTTTTGCATTAATGGGTTGTAATCTTTACCGGTATAGCCCATAGACTTACCAGTATTTTCGATTATATTTTTTCTAAACGAGGTTTGATCTGGGTAATTATTTGCCAGTTCGTTTAGAATGTTTTTTGTTGAGATTTTCATGTCGTTCATAATGTAGTTCCTTATCAAATAATATGTATATTATATCATAGTTTTGGCGTATTGTAAACAGTTTTGGTGAAAAAAAGTGAATTATTTTCACTTTTCTTAGATTATTTAGTTATATAATTACCCTCTGTTATACACATCACGCTGAGTGAATCTAATTTAGTTATCAATAGGGTAACCTTAACCAATTCACTCAGATTCACTAAGCTACGATCCTACCAAAAGTTGTCATAAGTACTTTGTTCTGTTTCTTACTCTTAGAGTATTTCTTAAAAGCATTAGCCATTTGATTCTTAGTTTGATCAGAAGTTACACCAAACTCATCATTTTCTGTATCTAGTTTATTACCACCCTTGATCAAATAAAACTCTTTATAACCCAAAGCATCTTTGCGAACAACTACTTTGTTTTTTCTGTATTCTTTGCTAGCTTCATTTCTATGGCGGTCATCCCAATTATGAATTTGAGCAATCTTGCTATTAAACATTCTATTGTCGTCAGCCATAAAGAAACCAATTGTGTTTGTTGCATATCTTTTATTAATATTTTCAAGCAATGCCTGAGTAACCGAATTAGTTGATTCAGCTTTAACTAGCTTACGATCAATAATCATATTGATACCTTTAAAGGATCCTCTAGTTTCTACCTTATTGTCTTCTAGTTTACCATCGTTATAAGTTTGAAGTCTATTAGCGTCTCCATCAGAAAGTACTACTAAATTCATTTTTTCAACTTGATTTTTTACTTTAAAATCTTTAATAAGATCATGAGCTATAACCAAAGCTTGATTCAGTGGAGTAGAACCAAAATCTTCGCATTCGCCTATCATGTCTCTAGCAGTCCAAGAAGAAACTTTAGATCTTACGTGCAAGGCTTTTATTGACTCTTCAAAGTCTGATTTTTTTAGCTTTGACGACGTTAATAGCGGAAGAGCTAAATTGTCTAAGTCCATATCACCGTCAAGTAAAAGACCTTCTGAACGTAGACCCCAGAAGTCTAAAGCTGAATTTGTTGTAGTAAATGCATAAACATCAAACGGAATATTGACTTGCTTACAAAAGAGAACCAAGTGTATTAACTGATCTAAAACTTTAGGCAATGATTCATACATAGAACCAGAATAATCAATCAACATAATCATACCATGGCTTTTAGCATCATATAGTCTAGTAGTTTGCTTAAAGATGTCTTCATTGACTTTATATGAGTGTAACTTATTAACATCAAGGACTCCAGTTTTTGCTGTAGTTGCTTTAGCCCACTGAGTAGCAGCTTTTCGCATTTCAAACTCTTTAACAGCAATAGCAACGTTTCGTTTGATATCTTTTATTGCTTTAGGATACTGTAACTCAGCATCAGATATTTCAGATATTTGCATGGGATGAAGACTTTCTTTAGACTTTACTCTTTGAGCTTTAACTTCAGAGTATGGTATTACAATCCTCTTTTTTACTTCTTTATTAATATCTTCAACGACGAGAAGCTGTCTACCATCTTCATCAACATCTAAAAGAGATGATTCTTTTTCTCTAAATGCTTCGTCAGTAATAGAAACGTTTCCGCCAGAACCCTTTGTTGGAGCTTGATCTTCGTCTAAATCTTCTTCTGCTTGTTCATCTTCCTCATCTGAAGAACCTGGAGCATCAGTCTCTTCTTCGCTTTCCTCATCACCACCATCATAACCTTCTGAATCGTTTTCTTCAGAATCATCGTTATGTTCTTCGGTTTGATCGTCGTTGTTATCTTCTTCCTCTTTATCTTCTTCTTGTGTTTTATCATATGCTACGATATCTTTAACAAGCTCTAAAACGTCTTGGAAGTCTTCAGTTGTATTTGCTCTATTTAAAAATGCTTTTTCTTCGTCGTTAAATTCAAGATCGATGTGATCACCAACTTTAGCTTGAAGATTAATTTTGTCAATAATTTTTAGAGTTGATAGATCAATATCATTAGTACCAAAGAAGTTATCATCAAAAAGCTTACTATAAGCTCTTGAGAATGGACCAACAAGTCCTGGATATCTCGCTTTAACTTTACGCTCAATCCTAGCATCTTCAATAACATTAATGTATGACCTAGGGCATCCAGCTAACTTATCAGGGCTATCATGCCAACCTTCATACGGAGTTTCTAATGCATGACCAACTTCGTGGCCTACAAATAGATCATATATGTCTTTACCCATGTCTTTCCATAAAGGAAGACCAAGTACACGGTTTTTGATGTCAAACCAAGGAGTCTGATAGTTGCCATGTCTAATAGTAATATTTTCTTTGGCTAAAAGCTTTGGTAGGCTAGAGTTGTTATACATAATATGATCCTTTTCAATATACGTATATTATACCACAAAAACAAGGCAATGTAAACTGTTTTGGTGAAATAAACCCAATTATTTTAGATCATTTAGTTATATGCTTATAACTTTTTGATCTTAGAAAAGTTTCTATCCTTTATAAACTCAATCTTAGATCTAAACTTATTTTCAAGAATATCGCCTTTATGTGATATAATGAATACATTAGTACCATCTTCTAAGGTGTTTAGAATCTTAGTCAAATTATCAATACCATCATGATCTAATGACGAATCAAATGTTTCATCTAATACTAAAAGATTAGTAGCAGCTGAGTTCTTCATCTTAGCAATCTGTCTCCAAGTAAAGAGCAACGCCAAATCAATACGTTGTTTTTCGCCTTCACTAAATGATGTATAGTTAAATGCATCACGGTGTCTTGATCTAATAGTTTCATTAAAGCTTTCATCTAGATGGAATGCTACAAAGAAATCCAAGACTTGAAGATACTGATTAATAAGTCTATTCATTACAGGAAGATATTGCTTAATAACTTTAGTTTTGATACCAGTATCTTTAAGCATTTCTCCAATAACTTCATTATAAGTGCGTTCTTCAACGTAAGCCAATTTCTTTTCTGTCACATTGTCTTTTGATTCACGTAGTTGTTCAAGCTCAGTTTTGGCTGTCTTTATATCTCCAGTTGATTGTAATAACCCACTAATTTCTTTTTGAATCTTTTCTATTTCTCTTTGAATTAGATTAATCTTATCGTTATTAGAATTAATATGACGCTGCTTAGATAAAAGCTCTTTCATATTATTTTGGCATTCTTCTAAATGATTAGTTGTAGTAGTATTCTCAGCTTCTAATTCTTTCATTTCTTTTTGAATTTTAGCTGCAGATTCTTTTATCTTAGCTAGCTTGCTTTCTTTAATAGACACATCAATATCTTGATCACATGTAGGGCAATGTTCATTGTCCTCAAAGAATTTAGCATCGCTTACAAGATCTTTAATTTTAGATCTATATACTCGATCTTCAGATTTTATATCTGATACTTTTTTACTAAGCTCATCATGATTGCTATTTTCGATTTCAGTTAATGCATCAAGATTCTTTCCAAGATCAGCTGATTCAGTGACTAGAGTTTTAACGTCAGCTTCATAGGATTCAACTGAATTTTCTTTAGACTTAATCATATCTTTATTAATTGATTGTAAATCCCTAATGTACTTGTTTTGGGTTTCAATCTTAGCTTTATAAAGATTTAATGAATGATTTATTTCAGATAGTTCTTCTTTTATTTTAGAGTTACGTTCTTTTAGTAATGAATTCATTTTACTAAAAATATTAATATCTAATAAATCTTCAATAACTTCTCTACGCTGGCCTTGTTGTAATTGCATAAAAGGAATAAATGAACTACTACCTAGTACCACTACCTGGTGAAATGATTTATGATTTAGTTTAAGAATGTTTTGTTCTAGAAATTTTTGATAATCACGAGCATTTGAAGATTGATTAATCATGTTACCATTCTGATAAATTTCAAACTTACCGGGCTTAATAGTTCTGTGTATTCTAAATTCAGAGTTGCCAACAGTAAATTCAACTTCAACAACAGTACCCTTCTTATTGATACTATTGACTAATTGATCTTTTTTAATATCTCTATGTGATTTACCAAATAAGCCAAATGAAAGCGCGTCCAACATAGTTGATTTACCAGCGCCATTTGAACCAACTACAAGAGTTGATGGTGTTCTATCTAATTGTACTTTAATTGTATCATTGCCAGTCGAAAGAAAATTCTTCCAACTGACGCTTTTAAAATGTATCATACGACCTCTAGATTCTGTGCTTCAGTATATAGTTTTCTTAATTCGACTTTGATATGATCTTTATCTAGATCAGTTTCAACAGCGTCGACATAAGTATCAAGTAAGACTCCAGTATCTTCTAATGATACCTTTTCATCTTCCACGCTTTCGCCTAGATACTCTTCAAAAGTTTCAGCGATTTTAAGTTCATATGTTTCAATGCTTTGTAACTTATCAACAAAACGATCAAACATATAAAGATCAGTTTTGTTTACAACAATAAGTTTAATAAATTTATGCTCAAACTCTGAAACATCAATAGTATTATAATCAGTTTTACTATCATCATATACTATCTTTTTAAACATAGTAATAGGATTACGAACTGGTGTAACTTCACGAGTTTCAGTATCTAAGATATGGAAATACTTAGGATCATCACAATCAGACCAAGTAAACTCCATTTGATTACCAAGATAATGAACGTTTCCTTGACTAGATTTAGTGTGAAAATGACCAGTTAACACAGTTTCAAACCTAGAAAAGATATCAGCATTCATACCATGAGGATTAGTAATACCGGCCATGAGCTCAAATCCTTTCAACTCAAGATGCGCCCCTAAAATAGAAGCATTACAATTCATAGCCCATTTAGTGTATTCTTCGTAATTTGCACTATTAATCCAAGGTATTACGCCAACCTTACAGCCATCATAATCAAGAACTGTTGGTTTCATTATAATATTAACGTTGGATGTGAAGTAACCAAGTAGTTCTTTGAGTGAACATAATTCGTTTGTATTCTTGAAATATACATCGTGGTTACCAGGAATAATATCCATTGTAATACCAAGATCACGCATAGGCTCAAGAAAGTGTTTACGATTAGCATTAAGCGCTTTGAAGTTAACAAACTTCCGATGCTCATAATAATCTCCTAGGTGTAAAATATTAGTGATACCATGTTCTTTAAGATATGGAAAAAATATCTCTGTATAGAATCTTTCTTGATAATTTAAAAATATATCTGATGAGTTTCTTACACCGCAATGTGTATCATTCAATATAGCAATCTTCAATCTGCGTATCTCCCATGATTAATCAAGTGATGCATTCTGTGACTATGAATAGCCCATATCAATTTAATCAATGATGTTTCAGTATAAACACCAGCTTTGCATTCATATTTCCACATAATTACACCATAAACAATTCTAGTTTTTCTCGCTCTTTTTCAATCTTAGCGAACTCTTTAATTTTATCATCCTTGGTTCTAATCTGATCTATTCTTTGTCTCAACGCATCAACATATTCCATAGTTTGAGCTGCACCATTTTCATCCATACCCATCGCAGCAAAATCTTCAATACCCATCTTTTCAATATACTTAAATTTAATTTCTTGCTGTTTTTTCTCTTTAGTAATACGTCTAATAAATGCAAAGAAGCAGATTTGCGTAAAATAAGAAAACGCGTTAGGATTACCCGTTCTTGTAGCAGTTTCAATAT